TTTGGTTTGTTGCAGCTAAAATACATACATAAGAATTACCACCGTACTGAACTGTATCACCAGTTTTGTATGCTGTTCCGTGAACGTAAACACCAGTTGCATTGAAACCAGTAGTTACTACATCCCAAGTAGCATTGTCAGCAGGAGTTTGTCCTGAAGCTTCTTCAGTAGCAATATATACGTAAGAATATCCTCCGTAAGTTACAACATCACCTTTTGAGTAAACTGTACTTGCGTTGTAAGAATCTTCAAATTGTAATCCTTCTGAATAGATTGAAAAGTTTGCCTGAGCGAAATCGTCTGTTGTTGCACCTGAAGTGTGAGCAGTTGTACATCTGTATTGGTAAGAACCAAATTTTACAACATCATCTAATCTGTAATAAGTTGTTGCAGCCCAATCGCCTCTAAATGCTAATCCTTCACTATATAAAGTGAATTTTGCTAAATCTATATTTACATCACCACCTGAAGCTGATGTGTGTTCAGTAGTAACTCTATATGTTCTTCCCCCATATTTAACTAGGTCGTTTAATCTGTATTGAGTTGAAGAAGCGTAATCACCTCTAAAAGTGATACCGTCTGAATATTGTTCAAATTTTGATTGGTCTAAAACTGCACTTGAAGATGTGTGAGCAGTTGTAACTCGGTATTGTTTACCACCATAAGATACTAGGTCGTTTAATTTGTACCAAGTTGAATTTGCGTAAGCACCTTTGTAGTAAAAAGATTCTCCGTGTAGTTGCCAATTTGTTGTGTAAGTTGCAGGAGTTGTGTAAAAGATGTTTTCGTTGTTTGGTGAAGTATGATTTGCTATACAAACATATGAGTTACCACCGTATTTAACTATATCGTCAATTACATAACCAGTGCTGGTTGCCCAATCACCTCTCCATTTAAATTTAAGTCGTCCTAATTTGAAATCTGCCATTTGTTTCCCTAATTATTCATTTCTATACTGCACTTTGGTAAGTAGTTGTTGCTGAACTTGCCGTTGTGTCTTCAAAAGTATCAAAATCGTCTGAACCTTCAGCGTTTCTTGTTACTCCTGCGTTTGATCTTTTTACTAAATCTCCACTAGTATTATTTATAAGAAAAGTAGTGGTAGGATTTACTGAAAAGTTTATTTGTTGAAATTTATCACTATCGTTATTGAAGTATCTTTTTTTGACTTGTCCTACTACAACACTCAATCCAGTCTTTGGTATTAATGTAAATGTAACTACTGTATTATTGACTAAAGTAAAGTCAGAAAATGGTACTTGTTGAACACCGTCTAAAAATACTGCAATCCTTGACTCATTTAACACAGGTGTTCCTATTGTAAATTCATATGCCGAACCATCTGTTGTGAAATAGTTGACATCAAACATCTCTAGTCTTTCATCTACGTAATCTGTTTCTGATCTACCAACAAAATCAGACTTACCATCTTCAAAAAATTTTGATACTTCAACTGTTTCATTACCTTTGTTAGGATTTATTGAAGTTAGATATAACATACCATCTTTTGTCCGTCTAATTGCGTTAAAAGTTTTCTGTTTTACTGAAGCAGCGGGTGTGTGATCTACTAGATATGCCATTTTCTCTATTTATATTTTTACGTTAATTCAAGTATACTTGCGTATGCCTCAACATCTACTGAAGACGAATCAGGATTAGGATCAGCGATTACTCTAACAATATCGTTGTTCTCTAAATTAACTGGTTTGTCTAAAGTTAATGTATTGTTTGGTGGAACTTCTAAACTTTTACCTATATGATAAAAAGTAGAACCTCCATCAGTTGTAACTTTTACATTTACGGTAGCACTAGCAGTTGTACTTTTATTTGAAATATATAATGCGTGAATTACAGCAGTTGAACTTCCACCAGCGGCAAATAAATTGCCAGCAGATGTATCCACAACTGGAACTGTTATCCCTGCATTTTTAAATGTACTTGCCATAATTAACTACCGAATACTATTGAAAACGCTAATGAATCTCCTAACATTGCTACATCTCCACTTGCGTCAGGAAAAGTTATTATTCTATCTCCTGTAGGTTCTGCAACCGTTAAAGTTGTTTCGTATGCGTTTTCCTGATAACCTTCAAAAACTAAATTTGCACCGTTTAAAGTAATATCATTATCTGTTACGGCACCACCGTCTGTAACTGTTTGTAAAGATACAGCACCTGCACCACCAACTTCTTTAACAACATTACCAGATGTTTTAGTATATAACTTACCATCGGTAACATTCATTGCTAATTCGTGTACTGCTAAAGCAGCAGCACCTGGAATTTGATTTGGAGTTTCTGATCTTTTTATTTTAATTACAGTTGACACTAGAATGTACCACCATCAACAGTTGTTATTTGAACATCACCAGATGTTACTGTAAAATTATCAGCAGTAAATTTAGCAACACCTTTGTTTGAATTTGAAGCATTTTCACCTTCAATTTTAATTGTGTTGTTGTCAACGATTGTGTTTATACCTTCGCCTGCTAAAAAGTCTAAATTTTCTTCCAAGAATACTTGACCTTGTGTAGAACTTTCGTCTGTAATTTTAATAAATGGATTTGCAAGTTTAGTTGTTTGAATTGTAGCATTTGCAAGCATTGAGTTTACAACACCTAATGCCTTAACTCTTAATGCGTCTGAATTAACTTCAAGTGAACTATCGTCAACTGCAACATCTAATTTGTTACCGTCTTTTGTTAAAGCATCCCCAGCAGTTATTTGACCTGCACCAGAAAATTGAGATACATCTAAATTAGTTGTTCCAAAAGTAGGAGTACCTGTGTGTGTAAATGTATAACCATTGTTAGCATTTAAAGCACCTTCTTCAACAAATACAAAAGAACCACCTGTTAATTCAGCAGGTTGATCTTCTGGAGTTGATCTTGTTAACACCCAATTTGTTGAACCTGAACCTACATTTGTAACCGAGTAAATACCGTTTTGTGTACGAGTTGTTTGATCTTTAACTAAAATTCTATCATTAAGATTTGCAGCTTGAGTATCTAAAACTAATACTGCTTGAGTACCTGAATTAGTTAGTGTTGCACCAACACCAAGAGAACCATTTGAATAAGTTGCTGATAAGTTAGCTGTTGTTGCAAGTTTACAAGAAGGTTTAGTATCTAAACCTTGAGCAACTTGGTCAACATACATTTTATTTGCAAGTGAATTATCTCCAAAACCTGCTCTATCTTCATAACCACTAGGTACGACAACCGTTGCCGTTCCATTAGGAGATAAATTAATATCACCGTTTGTGTTATCAGATTGAATTGTATTACCATCAAGTGTAATATTATCAATTGTTAAAGCAGTTAAACCAGCAATTGCTGTTGTAGTAGCACCTAAAGTTAATGTAGATGAACCTAAAGTTGTTGTAGGATTTGCTAAATTAGCATTTGTAATTCCAGCAGAACCATCCAAGTTAGCATTTGTTAATGCCGTAGCAGTTACAGTTACAGTATTGTCTGTAACAGTTTGAACTAATCCACCTGTACCTGCGAAAGTTAATGTTTCTGAAGTGTTGTATTGATCTGTACCTGTGTCACCTGCTAAATTTATAAATTGATTAACAGTTGTGAAATCTAAATTTCCTGATCCATCAGTTTTTAAGAACTGACCAGCAGTACCGTCGCCGTCAGGTAAAACAAAAGTTTGAGAAGCTGTTACTGCATTAGGAGATTTAAGTCCTATAAAGTTAGTACCGTTATTAGTACCTTCGTTAAATCTTATTTCGCCACCTGCTGTTAGTGAGTTACCTATGTTTAATGTATCTATTGCTAAGTTTGAATCTGCAATGATAGCTGAATTTCCTGTTAGAGTACCATTTACGTGGTCTAACATATCTGTAAAATACTGACCTCCGATTACTGATACGTTATTTGCGTCACCGTTACCGTCAACACCACCTTCACCTATAAAGATTCTATCTCCTAAGTTATTCTGAGCGCCTGTTCCATAAGTATATGCTAATTCACCAAGTTTAAGTGTTGAGGGTGCTGAAGTT